ACCATAGTCACTGTGTTGGCGCGACTGGTTAAATGCTTTATTGAACGCCTCCGCGTGCGTAGTCGTGGAAGTACAAAGCACTCCATCCTTGAGATAGGAATACACAATTTTGTCGTACACCCCATATTCCGCACCACCCTCCGCGCAGATTGCGTATGATCCATTTGGGTGCGTTGATAGGTGGACGGCGCCCCCCTGTAACCCAGAGGCAAGGCCTGTATGCGCCACAGAGTAGCAGGCTACCCCCATTGTTCTAAGGTCTTCTGCTACACGACCCCCTCCGAGTCCATCAACGAAGTAGGGACGGTACTTCACAATATCCGAAGTCGTGGGGTATATCTTGAGCACGTGAGTATCAAGCCACTCGTCCTGAGCGTACCTTGTGTACGTATCTGCGCCAGGCGTACTGTACTCTACTACACCGTGGTGGTACACAAGTAAACCTCGCGTGAGTTTAGTATCATAGCTACTTGTATGAAAGATAAATGACAGTGACCGCAGATCACATGCCGCGAGAACTGTATATAATTGTACAGAAGACGAAGATGGTTTTGCATATATAGGCACCATGCCTACGTAAGGGTGGCTACACGCATAAGTAAAATGAGCCCCATACTGGTCTGGTTTGAGATGACAGGCTTCCCACATGCCGGGGGAAACTTCATTATCGCCTCCGTAAACGTACTCCGGCGGATGTGGGTATACACCGTAATCGCCCTCTTTACAGGTGGGCACAGTTACTGACGATATAGGAACACCATGTAGTGGCGCCGTATAATCCGTACTCATGGTTGTCGTAGCTATCTCTAATAGAGTGGTAGCGCCGTTACGCACTCGATAAGTAGTGACTTCCTCGTTGATTAGTGGGCAATAGGTATCAGCCAACATATCGTTAGGTGGCCACTCAAAAGGATATTGTAAGTAGCATCGTATTTCACCAGTAATCAAGTCGCCTTCATTCACCCCTAGGGCTTTAAGCTCGGGATGTCTGTATGCGTAGTCCGCGTTGACATACCACGCATCTTTGTCTGAGCTTCGCAGAGTCACAGAGGCCGTCAACGTTCCTTTTTCGTCTATATCCGCAAAAATATTTACCTCAACCAGCGCGGGGGTGACGAGGTTTTGAGGATACAGACCAAGCTCAGGCGGAAACTTAGGTTGTAATTCTGCTGGGATACGAATATCAGCAACGCTATCCGAGCAGTACCGAGCGGTTACTACAGGCTCCAACGGCTGAAACCTCATACCATATTTCCCCTCCTCGTAACGTTGCGGTTGCCACATCTGAGGCCCCCTGTCGTACCCGACAACAGCAACCGCCTTCGACCCATCTGCGCTGAAATTCCACAAGGCTTGATTAACCTGGAATACCGCGCTCTTCGGTGCGGAAGACGACCACCCTTGTTGCGCGAAACGTGGCATCGACACAGTAGGGTCCGGCGGCGCGACGGGTAAATCATGCAGCGGCCTCATGAACTGAACATTTTCCTCCGTCAGCCAGGTATAGGCAGACAGCCACGCGTTAGGCATAGCCACTAAGCTATCATCCGTACACCGAGCCGCCCAGGGAGGCATATAAGCCTCCTGCCCCACAACAACGCACTTGTCCAAAGGTATATACGACAGTTCTCCCATATTCGTATCTACCTTAAATGAAGAATTCTGTGAAGCATCGCTAACTTTGAAGAAGTAAAAATTGTTAAACGAGTCCGTAACAACTGCAACTAACCCCCTACTTGTCTTCAGCGTCGTACCTCTCCGCCACCATTTTGGCGCTGGTAGCATTACGGTAGCAGCCGCCTTTTTTACATGCTTCTGAAAAACGGTTTGCCGTAAATCCCATCCAGCGTCTCCAATCGGTCGTGCTATACCCCCCCAAGTCTGCTGGCGCATCAGATAGTACGGGGGGTATATGTCAGGTGTGCAAGTTACAGACAGGGTCATCAATTCGGGATCAGGAACCACCGGCAAAGGAACTGGCTCAGCTCCCGTAGTCCAGTTCTGTCTGAACTCTATCTTCTGATCGTTAAACGCATTCTGCAGCAACGCCCCTTTAGCCCCATCAAGATACGAAGTTATGGGTGCATTATCTAACCCCGTGTATGATACGACTTTGCGAGGCTGAGGCGTCGGTCCTAACCTGAGCTGCGTAAGATGCCCGCATGTGTATGCATCAGCGAGTACGGTATGAGGAGGTGTGCCCGGAAACGGATAGTATGTAAAGGTGTCGGTTGTAAAGAACTCATACGCGGGGTACGGGCCACCCACCAAGCGGGCGTACTGTTGCTTCGTAAATGGGTTGTGATGAATGTGTATCTCTACACCATTCACTATGTACGTCTGCGAAACGGCGTACTTCACATTGGCTTCCATCCACCGTAACTTCGACATAGCGAAAGGCAGGTAGACTGCGGCCTCGGGAGAAGTCACAATCTTATGCACAATCATCAGGCGGACTCTTCGCAGCCCAGTATAGCTGTCCAGTAGCTACTGCCTGGAAAACGTATGTAGTTAAGTACACAGGCATGGCTTACACTCGTCATATACTCATCCATCGCATTCATAGATAAGAGCATAATGTCACCGCCCAGTCCGCTAAGATATATGCTCATATCCGCGGATGCACCCGGTGCCAGCACAACGCTGTCGCCGCCGAGGTAGCCTCCCAGAGCATTAAACACAGAAGCCCATACAGTAATAGGCGACGCATACACCGATGAGAACGATACAATAACCCGATCATATTTGTAGTTTATCGCCCATGCTGGGGGAGGGTCAGATACCTGTACAAATAGGGCACCCGCCCCTGGCCCGCCAAAGGGTTGGTTATTTCCTATATACGTGGGAGGTTCCGCCCAAGGATTACTCCAAACGAGAGTACCAGGACCCCCGTCGTCCCCCGGTGTTGGCTCAGCAGGCATTACAGAGTCGGCCTGGAGTACACGAAGTAATCAATTGTCTGCGTAGCACCTGATGTCAACGAAATCGACGACAGATTCAACTCAGCACCAGCCGTTGCAACGTTACCCTGAAGCCGATACTGCGTAGCGGACAGCGTGCCATCGTCAGTTGCCGTGACAAAGCGGTAGTAACCTGCGATACCCGTTGCAGCATTAACACCCGACCATACCTCACTGAGCGTCTTGCTGACTGACCCGTTGGCGGCACTCGCTTCGAACGTCAGACCTGCTGCTGTACTGTTGTTCGAAATAGTACACAGCAGCGTGCCTGTGACCGCATCATCTGCCGTGGCTGGAGCAGGACCGGAGTAAATCTTGATGAAACCTCCGTCCAGCAAACTCTTGATGGACCCCGTGACAAGATTTGCATTACGTATTCCTGTAGATTCCTTAAAAGCCATGATGTAACTCCTTATTGTGCGGGCATGGTTATTTGGTACACGTCGATAGTGTTCGGCGCCCCAACGGTAATACTAATATTGCTCAGGTTTACATCGCTCCCGCTGGAGGCAATCGCCATATCAATGCGCGCCTCAGTGGTAGACGTATTGGCAGGGTTACCAGACGCGGGCCAGAATCGGCACCACCCGGCTGTTCCCGCAGCAAGCCCTGTAAACTTCCAGTTCTCCAAAGCGGCCTTGGATATGACACCCCCAACCGAAGGATCAAACGTAAGCCCCGTGCCGGAACCATCCACTGACACCGTGCCCAGCAGTGTTCCAGTTGCCCCAGTATCCGCTGAAAGCGGCTGCGGCCCAGTGTATATGTTAATAAACCCAAGAGCGAGGGAGCCTTTGATCCCGCCGGTAGCCCCCCCGTCGAGCATCTTACCCCGCATTCCAGTTGAAATTCGTACCGTCATGATGTCTGTCTCCTATTGTAGGCGTCACCGCCCTGATGGATTACTGCGACGTACTTCCTGTAACCGCCGCGTTCTATGATTCCGCCACCTGCCTGTACACCAGGGGCTACGCTAACAGTTGACTCTGTCAGGTTCTTGAAAGGCATTGCGCAGCACAGACCGCGCTTAGTCCAGAAGTAGATCAACCCGTCTGGGCCTAGGTCGGCATGCTGCCCGTGAACTGCCCCGTACTCTGCGAGCTGAACGAGCTTGTCGTCATTATACGCAAACACACGATTCTGTGTAGTGATAACCAGCCCAACCCCCGCACCATACATCTGTGTCACTTCCCCAGGGACAACGAAATAGTCACTGTTCAGGTTAAACAGATGGTACCCAAACTCGGCGCTGAACCAGACTACTGTTTGGTCGAGTTCCGGGATGTACTCCGCCATGTAGGCGTTGGCGCCCAAAAAGGCAATGTAGCTACCATTCTCAGGTGGCTCGTCCAAGAACTGCGTAGTAAGCTCAGGACCAAGCGGCAGACTTGTAACCGTGTAGGAGTCTGTCAATACCCTGTCTACGTGGTAGAACACCGTACCGTCAGCCTCCGTCACGTAAAGTTGCGCAGTATAACCAGCGAGGAGTGGAATATTACTGAGTGTAAAACCACCGTTCAAGACTTGTACACCTACTGCTGGACTGGCTCCGCCCTCACGCCCTGTCGAATCTGTGTACGTGAGAACCGCCTGGTAGAATCCGGCAAACAGACTACCGTTAGAATCAGCTATGTCTGGCTGTGAAGGAGAGGGCACACCCCACCGCGTGACGGTGTTATCCGGCTTAATCAGTAGCTTGTCAGCACCACAGGAAAGATAAACGGTATCGTTCTGCTCGCTCCAATAAGCAGTACCTGTAAGAATACCGTACAGAGTGGTAGTTGTACCGTCAGCGTTTACCCGTTTAAGCGTCCCAGCGTCGATGATGTAGAGCTTGCTGTAATCGAAGGAGCTGTACGATCCGGTGATGCGCGTCGCAGCAACGTGAGACGTGTACCCTTCACGCAACGCCGCTCCGTGCGAGTTTGTAAAATCAACATTGTCCGCGATAGAACACCAGGACCATGTACGCTTCTGATCAGTTCCTACCCCGGTCCCACGCATAGGGTCTGAAACATTATTCAGCCCATCGAAGGTACGTAGCGTTTTGATAGAGCTAGTCTGCACTACGTTTCCACCACCGCCCAGGTATTTCGACAGAAGACCCACCCCATGTGTTCGGGACAAGGCCGCATGGCCTTCCATCGGCCCCATCTAGGAACTGGTGAGTAAAACGCACCGCCTTGTTGGGGAACAACTCCGCAGCGGAGAGCAACGCAGACTTAGTAATCTCATCCATGTGTGACCTCCTGATAACGTGTGCCTATCATATCATTTTTAGCCGTAGCTTTCACCTATAACGGGTTTTGCCATTTTGAGTCTCCTTGGTTATGAATATCCCACTCTCTCAGCGCGTCGATCCGCGCCCTGCATTGCTCATAGAGGTCTGCTGCATCGACGATCCAGGTTGCAACGTCGGTGTCCGTGCTGTCGTTGGTATCGGGGGGAGCGGCGGCAGTGGCTGGAGCAGCGCTGCCGGAGGACGCGGGCAACTTGACACCGAAAGCGGGGGATTGCTGGAGCAGGCCGCGAGCGTCAGCAGACAGGCAAGTGCGGCCAGTAGTAGCGGTTTTGATGTCATTTCGGAGTCTCCGGTTGGTAGTTTCAAGGTCAGTTAGACGAGCATCGCGCTCGGCCAGCGCTTGATCGGCGGCATGACTTGCCGTTTCAATACGGTGTCGAGTTTCTTCTGCGGCGGCGGCTTCGCGCTTGGAGATATCGGCTTTGATCGCTGACACCTCAGCCACCTTTGCGCGGTGCTCCCATGTGTAACCGGAAGCCAAGCCCAAAGCAAAGAGCAGCGCAGCGGCGATGATTGGTAATGGGTTCAAGGCTGTTCTCCTACACACATTTTATATTCTGCCTGACGGCGCTTGGTAAGCCCAAACGATTCCATACCACCAGCACGATTCCATTTCAGCAATTCTTTGCACGCCCCGTCATAATCTGGCGGGGACTGCTTGAGCTTCTTCACTAACGTGGAGTGACAAGCACTACTCACCCCTACATTATAAGTCCATGAAACATAAGCATCCCACTCACCCTTTCTAAGAGGCACATCGCCAATGCACCCAGCCAGACCTTTAGCGTGTGCGTCTGCATCACGCTGAAGGTTTATCACCGCACGCACAGGATCGGTTTTATCCCCGCGTTTAATAGGGCCGGATGCGGTTTGGGTCGTGCCAAACCCTATTGTCTGCACGCCCACGCCATCGTCGTAGGCCGCGCCACGGTAGCCCTCATAAGCAGCAAGCGACGCGACGACAGCCGCAGTTGCGCCGATGGTCTTCCATGTCGATGCAGGAATGCGTGGTTGGTCAGTCATCGTCGTCGCCCAGTGTCTTGGGCTGACGCACCAGGCGAGAAATCACTACCGCAATGGAAAGTGCCACTGTCAAAGCTGCGAACAAGCGCGGCTCGATTATCCCCATGAATGCTGGAATGGAGATAAACATCCCATTGAGCGCCGCTGTCAACAGGGCGAAGCGCACGCTCCATGCGTGTATTACAAGATTCTTCCAGTCTGCATAGAGTTTCATCGTACCTTCTCCTTCGCATCGTGCACCTTAACCCACGCGCTTATATCACTGATATCTTTCTTGATGGTGACTATCTCGTTAAACGCGAAACTTATGAGCACAATGGCAATGGCTTGGATACCACCAAGCAATCTCGCCGCCACCCGCCACATCCCTTTGCCTTGGTTCAGCAGCAATTGCTCTCGTTCTGTGTGGGCCTCATAAGCCGTCAAGTGGTTGTCGAGTTTTTCCGCCACTTCGTTGATGATACGGGTGTTGGCGATCAGCGATTCGTTGATCTGCTGGAGGACGATCAGAAACGCGCGGTCTTTTGGATCATTGGCTTGCTCAATAAGAACAAGTATCTTATCTTGTGACACGTCAGAGGCCCTTCTATTATGTAATTCTGTCACGTCATAAACTCAACTATCTAAAGACTTCAATTAACTGTAGAAGTTATCCAGGGGCTTTCGCCACTGGTTAATTAGCATGGCGATCCCTGCAATTGATTGCAAAAGTTGGAATCCTACTCTACCGCCGATACCAATTAAAATCCCCCGTGACTTAGATCATCACCCAGCGCGTCAACTCAGACCGCGTGTTGCCAAGCGTGTACAAGTAATCCACCTCCGAAGCACCATCACGGTATGCTGCCACGAACATCTTGTCACCCGTCACGGCAGCACCTTGAGGCACCGGGTTGAACACCCAAGGTTCCAGTACATTCTTTGCCACATCAAAGCGGTAGATACGGCCAGTGGAATCCTTTTGGATGTGGATGTACCCGTACAGGTCAACCGCGCACGAGCCGGCGGTGAAGGTCTCCATCTGTTGGCCGTACAGCACATTGTTGATCCAGGTGTTGGCGGATATGTCGTACACGTCCAGCGCGTTGCTACCTGCGCCACGTAAGCTGTAGATGTAGCGCCCATTCTGGCTCACCATGCCGGTGTAGTGAGTAGCATAGCTCCCATCTTGCCAATCAGCCACCTGCACATCGTCGATCCAGTTCGCAGTCAGGCCACCACCAGGGGCACCAGCACGAGCCGTCGCAGGTGACAGTGTCGTCCAAGCATTACCACTGATGCTGTAACGATACATGGTCACGACGTTGTTGCCGAGCAGGTACAAATAATCATCGTTACCTTCGATGCGGTACACCGAAGTGGAATCGGGAACAGTCGCCCAGTTAGCACTGACCGTGATCACTGAGGACGTACCAGACGTGTTGCTGGAGATGGTACGAACCTGACCTGCACCAGTCCCGGAGATGACCCTAATCTGGTAGTTCGCCCACTGGTTCGACAGCATCGTCTTGGATGCCTCCAGCGTGATGGTGTTGGAGCCACCCGCTGTAGCCGTACCATTGACGAAACCGTTACCATTGTTCGAGGTGCGGCTGGGCGTGCCAATCAGTTGACCGTCCGTACCCCAGGCAGTCGGCACGCCTGAAACACTGCGAGCAGTCCAGGTGCTCGTGGCACGGTCGTACACCGAGAAGCCCACAGCAGTTGTGCCAGCGTTGAAGAACCACAACGAGCCAGAGAAAATCTGGTACTGAGTGGTGTTGCTGAATGCAGTGTTGGATGCGGTCGCAAGAGTAATCACCGCGTTTGCACCCAACGTATTGCCTAGTATCTTGCCGGTGTAGCCAGCACCTGCGCCCCCAACAATCCGCACCTCATGGCCTGCGAGGTCTCTGGTGATGGTCAGGTTCGTCGTGAACGAAGTCGTGGTGCCACCAGTGGCCGTGTTCGTGGTGTTACCACCTGGGGCTGCTAGAAGGTGGAACTCACCACAGGCACCGGCTGCGAATGCTCCCGCTGCGCCAGAGTTAGGCATCTGCTGCCATGCATCCTGATCAGCGCTGTAGTTCCAGATGGTCGAAACACCTCCCACGTAGTATGCAGTGTCGTGGTTCGGGATCGCATCGGACTTGTACGACACTATGAAGGAACCGGATACGGTGCTACCTGCCGCGTTGGGGGTGCAGTATTCGGCGCTCTTGCGGTGCAGCATCTTGCGGAGATTAACTGTCAGTGCCATGGCTTAACTCACTTTGATGTTGTCGTAGATGTGCATGGCCCCGAAGTTGGAGGTATGCAGTGGGATCGCATCAGCCGGCTTTGATGTCACACCAGCCGTGCCGAAAGCGTTAAGGCGGTTCAAGTCTGCTGCGGTAGTCAGGTTTGACAGTGTCTGCGCTCCGGCGATATAGACGGTGGGGCTGCTCTCCGCGTGAGACACCATCACCCGATTTGCGGTATCAATACGAGGGAGCTTCTCCAGGATGGCTGCGAGGAGTAGAGTCATATGGTCCAGCATCTCTTGCTGGGTCGCCTCCATGCTCATATCCCCAAAGAGATTTTGAAGTGGCATTTAAGTAGTCCCCGTATCGTTGTAATACACAGTCCATCCGCTATCCGGCAAGCCGGTCTGAATCCAGATATAGGGCTTCCCAGTATCAGCAGGCTTGGTTGGCTGGATGAACACCTGTTGCGCCTCCGAAGGCTGGAAAGCCCCCACTCCACCCTTTTGGATGTCACTGAGGGCTTCGATCGCCATTTACGTCTCCTTACGCACGAACCATCACGCGATAGGCGTTGGCGGCGGGGGCGGTGTCGAACAACAGGGTGATCGAGTTCACGCTGGTGCGCTGTATTTCTACCAACACGGTATCGTAGTTACCACTGTTGCGGTAGACCTCGACTTCCACGTCACGGGTGTTGAAGTTGTGAGTGATCGCGTAGCTGGTGGAGGAGCCATCACCAACAGCGGTGTTGTACTTCAGAGTTGCCCAGGCCGAACCTCTCAAGGTGGCGGGTGTCACCACCTTATTGGTGTCCGTTCCAGTATCCACCTCACTCTGAGTGGCAATAGTCACCGCACCAGGGGTACTGGTGGTAGCAGTCGGCACGGAGGAACCAAACGTAGTCCAGGACAGCGGAGTGTTGCCTAGTGTGGCATTCACTACCGTCTGGCGGTACGTCACACCAGCACTGGTGCCTTCCTCCACAGTTGTGATGGCCTGCTCCAATTCAGCCGCCGTGTTGGAGTCAAGGGAGCGGGTCATGGCGACGCTGTCACTGTTCCAGACGTAGATGCCGTTTTCAGAACCATCGGTTTGAGCACGCACCAGCACGCGGTCTCCCGGTGCCATCGTGACGCCATCAACCGTAGCGCCGGGGCTGGTCAGGTTGATGTTGGCTTGGGTTGCTACCCGCACGGAGTCCTTCCACGATAGACCTTCCACTGCGCTGTCTACATACGCCTTGGTGGCCGCATCTTGCGCATTGGTAGGGTCGGGCAGGTTGATAGCCTTTCGGGCATTGCCGAAGTCAAGAGTACGTTGAACGTCTATTGCCATTGAGTTTCTCCTTTAGGAACAAATTGCTAACCCAGATCGAGGCTCATCGAAATAGACGAGCGCCTGAGTCAGACTCGCGTGAATCACCTCGGCCCACATTGTCGCACCTCCGAGTGAAAGTGCGCTAATCTGAGGGCGAAAGCCTAGGTTATGGTTCACCACCCAAGTTGCTGCTGCAATCAATTGCTGGTGCTCATACTTATCCGCGGTGGTTCCTGGTGGCCCTGGCGGCCCTTGCTCACCTCCGAATATAACCTGCCGGTCAACCAGCTCAACTACCGATACCTGCCTCTCCTCAATCACTACAGGGTGTACTTCAATAACCTCGATCACGTTGTAATCTCCCCAAGCACTACAACGTCTTCAATCGGGTTTCCGCTATCCGCCATGATCTTGCTGACATAGCCGGAAGCAGTCGTGACCAACTCTATGTCGCTGACGCCCTTGCGCCATGTAATCGCTGCGGTATCTGCGGCAGAGATCGTCTCGGTGATGGTATGGTTCA